ATAGTATAATTCCCACCGCACTCGTGCGTAACGTTTCCACTTGTCTTCGTTGTTACATTACCAGTTGTGTCAATAGTAACATCACCACCAGTGACAACAATATTAATTCCCCCACCACCATCAACTTTTAAATCTACACCTACGCCACCGCCTGTCATAATTTTCAAGTCAGCACCGTAGTTTACTGTTTCCCCACCTGCAACATGCTTGAATGAATTTCCATCTGTGAAGATGTGGGCATCGTTGATTATCTTTTGAATCATATCTGCATTTGGTTGCATCTCAATACCAGTACCAGTATGGTGACGGATGTTGATTCGTGCTGCACCTGGACTATCATCCAATTCTAGTGCGTGTCCACTTTCAGATACGATTGCTTTGTTGTATGGATAAACCGCTGCGTATGAGGAAGCGGGTTCATCAAAGGTAGAACCGTCTGGTGCAGTTAGTCCAGTTTTTCTTGCACTGTCTGCAACTGCTTGACCCGCAGAAGGTGTACCAGTAGAAGCACCTGGAGTACCCGCTGCGGTCAAAGGTACATTATCTTCTGGTGTAATTTCCGCTGGTTTGGTTCCGTCAGAAGGTACTACGGTTGATTTTGAAACTGGTCTATTCGCCAAAGGTTCGGGACCTTCATCGCCCAAGTCATCTGCCCAACCACCAGCACCCTTAGTTGGGATTACCCCCAAGACATAAGGTACTTGCGCTGCTTCTCCATCTTGGAAAAACCCAAAGACCCAATCCCCAATACGAGGTGGGTTAATCTGAGGATTTGGTGATGGTTCGTAAACGACAACTGCCCACGGCAACGAAGCAGTAGGTAGTTGTTCAACATTATCTGTATGCCATCCGAGGCAACGTACTTTGACACGACCTAGTTGTTCTGGGTCATCTCTCTGTACAACTCGCCCCATCCACCATATGAAACCGTTACGTCCTGGTAGTCTTTGATTCTGCATCTTGTTTTACCTTCTCATAATCTACATTATCTTTGAGGTGTTCAAACTTATCTACCAAACCTTGTCTACACAATTCTTCTAGTGACACACTAGGTAGGTCTTTTAGTTTCTGTTTGTTTTCTTTATTGCTCATTACTTAAATAGTTCGCCAGTTTCTTTAGTTTTAGGAACGTTATCTTTCATCCAATCATAGATTTGTTGTTGCAACTCTTTATTGTCAACTGGACGCTTACCCTCTTTCTTAACTGTTACATATGTAAAATCTTTAACAACCAATTCGCCAGCGTCAGTTTTAACTGGTTTACCGCTTGCATCCAAGAAAGGAATTGTGTTTTCTCTATTATTTAGAATGACAGCAACCTTACCATCTAGACCACGAGGAATAGAACCAGTTACGATTTGGTGCATTGTTTTTGCAGCACCAACGTGTGTTTTCAACATGATGTTATCTGGAACAACCCTTGCACGACCTGCGTTATTCTTAACTGCAACTGCATAGTTTGTTAGTACCCACACCAAATGTACATTGCTTGACTGATAACCAACACCTTCTAGTTTTGGTAGAACGTCTGTAATATCTTCAATATCTTTTAGAGTAACGTCAAAAATAATATTTGGAAGTCTATCTGCTGATACATCTGTTAGAAGCAAATCAAGAGACTTCTCTTTGATTCCCTTGTCTTTTACAAATGTGTGTAGTTTGAAAACGTCTTTACCATTACGCAAGTCTAGACCTTGAATCTCAGGATACTTATTTTTCAATTTAGCAATTTTTAGTAAAGCAACTTTCCACTCATCAACGTCACGAATTTTGTATGATGAACTATCCAAAAACTTTGAGATAGCAAACCCTTTACCAGAACCTGCACCGCCTGCTAGAAATACAACTTGTCCGTATTTCGCTCCGTTGTTAAACAGAATTAATTTTTCTTGTAGGTCTTGTGCTTCTTCTTGAGTGTTCACGACCCACTCTTTAAGTGATTTCATTTACTTTCTCCTTATGGTACTAAACTGTCAATCTTTTCTCTAGACGAATCTTTGACAACTCGGACGTTCTGTAAGTATTGTTCTTGTGTCCAGTTGTGATTAATTGCGGTAATCAAAGCGTTTCCACTAATCTGACTATCGTTTAAAAGTCCTTGGTCAACACCAACAGTAGCAGGTAGGTTTACATCAACCACATCACCAATCTTTCTATTAGTATTACCGTTCAACTCCAAGTCAATCTTCATGCCTTGCATCAAGTTTGCTTGAATTCTTTGTGTTTGTGCAAACTTCTCTACGCCACTTGGGTTTGGTTCAGACGCATCTGTAAATAGTAACTGTAAGTTTGCTTGAGAATTCGCAGTAGAAGACTTATACACTTTTTCAAACTTACTGCCCATTGGAAGATTTGGTTCCATAGTCTCAATCTTCTTAAACACATCTTTAACTGCTGTATCTACAAAAGCAACAGAACCTTGAATTGGGTCAAATGTAACTTGAGTGCTTGCGGTTCCACCACCAACAACTCTCTTCAAGTTATCGCCTTGGTCAATAATATTGTAGTTACGAATTGCTTGGTTATTTGCTGCAACATCATCTGCGCCACAAATGTTTTGACCTGTCCAAGTCAATTTTTCTCTTTGCTTAGAATCGACTTTAGGTTCGATTTCATCCATTAGAGATTGAACTGTTCTGAAATGAAAACCGTCAAGTCCTTCCCAAAACTGATAGTCTGAACCTTCACTGTACTTTGCAGATTGTGCAGTCTTTTTCATTTCGTTAATGATTCTCGTTGGAGACCATTGACTAAAAGACATTCGTCTTGGATTCTTAGTTTTTTCTACATCAAATTTCTTATCAACTTTTAGGTGTTGATTATATATCTTTGTAACTTCATCTGAAATAAGTTTACCGTCAAATCCAATGCTTATCGGATTTGTAATATTCTTGAATGCTTCCTTAGACATAAAGTGAAGCACATATGCTTGTGTTAAGTTACCAGTGGAAGCACGACCTGAAACTTTATAAACTTGAAACTCATGGTCAATTGTTTGGTCTGCACCTGGCGTTTCTATTTTAATGCTGAGAAATTCTTCACCACTAATTGGTGTTTGTTCAATCAAACCAGAAGAGTCAGATATCATTAGAGTACCGTGTAAAAACGGTTTATAGATATCTTCATAAATATGCATCTCCACCATGATACCAGTAACATCAACAGGTGTACCAGTACCATACTGTGGTTTGATTTTAATTTCGTCAACGAGATAGTCACTCGCCCTTTGCATTCCTGCTGACATATTATACTATTACCTTATCTGGGTTCAATAAGTCTTTTAACTCATCAACAACTTGGGCAACATGGATTGGTTTAAGAAGACGGATAGTTCTATTTTTGTTATTCAATTCTTCTTCATAAACAATGTTGGAAACTTCCCTACGTTCATCTGCTGGGATGCTCAACCATTGATTATAGTCAACCTCTACTCCCCTTACGGTATCTTCGTAATGATGTGTTGCTTTTAACGTAGCAATTTTATATTGTCCAAACTGCATAGAACCTTCTAATGTTGTTCCATCGCTTGAAATCATTACTGTATTTGCTTGTTCGCCCTTTTCGAAAGACCCTCTAGTTTGGTCAATTCCAATACGACCAGTTGAAGGATTCCATTGAAGAACAATGCCTTCTGCACCAGAAGTTACGCCAACAATCTTTGCGCCAACTTTAATGTCACCACTAAATGAGTTGGTATTTAATGTCACGCCCTTATACTTCTCATTCACATAGTTTGAGAATGTTTGATAGTCCATACCCACATCCCAACGTCCGTCAGGTGTAGTATTCATCATCATAACAATCCAGTGAAGACCTGCATCATCGTAATACTTATCTGCAATCATTTCTGGGGTATCCCCTTCTTGCAAATCGTATCCGTAAAAGATGCGTCCATCATCACGCAATATTTCTTTAATTTTGTTTCTCACCATAATGTTGGTAAGAACCTTCTTTTCTCCTTGCAAGTTATATTGAACTTGTGGATACTTTAGAAAAAATCTGTTCTTCTTAGATAGCATATTTTACCCCCTTAAAATGGCATTGCGCCATCAAGACGTTCTTTAGTGAGGTAAGAAGTCTCTTTGAAGTTTAATGTTAAGTCGATTTCCGCAGGTGAACCATCCTCAAATTGTGCGGCAACACCAGAACCAGAACCGTTAACGTTCATTCCAGTTAGGACTGCCTCACAGAATCCACCGTAGAATCCTTTGTCGCCTGAAATGTTAATTGAGAATACAGACGGAACATCGAAAATTGCTTGTCCAGTACCTGCTTTAAAGTTTGGGTGCATGTGATATTTTAGTTTATTGATAGCACCGATAACCCCTGCGGATTCTCCCGCATTGCGAGGGAAGAATTTAAACGAGAAGTTGAACTCACGGAAACCAACCCCTTGGAACATAACTTCCATGTGGTTGTTATATGCAGTACCCGTCTTCTTGTAGACGGATGCTTTAAGACCAGAAAGTCCAGTAAAAGATTCTATTGCCCCACCAGCAGTATCCGCACCTGCTGCCGCTGCTCTTACACCAAACTCTTTAAGTCCATCCATAAAGTTATCTGATTGATATGCCTTGAGCATATTCGACATTTCAGTTTCTTGGTAGTTTGCAGTGTATTGCATCTCAATCTGTTGTGGCAGATAGAAACGAATATTACCTAAACCAAAGGTCAAAGAACCAGAGATGGGTTTATTCTTTACATACGAATTGTTGGGGTTCAACTGTGGTGTAAAGGTAATACTAGGTCCGTTGTGTCCAATCGGAAACTGAAAATTAGGTGCTGCAAACTTACTGCCAAAAAGTTTTGACAGTGGGGCAGCAATTTTTGCGGCAAGGTTTAACGCCATGGGAATCCTCTGTTTGTTGTCCTAATAAATAAGGTGTAGTGTTCCATATATTATTTATAAACTATTTATAAGGCGGTTGAGAATTATGGCGTATAAGGGTAGGTATTCTCCTCAGAATCCACAAAAATACAAGGGAGACCCCACAAAAATTATCTATCGCTCTCTATGGGAGCGTAAGTTTATGATATATTGCGATACCAACGCCAATGTGTTGGAATGGGCAAGTGAAGAAGTAATCATCCCATACAGAGACCCTACTAGCGGAAAGAACCGCAAATACTATCCAGACTTCTGGGTCAAGTATGTAGACAAAGAGGGTAAGATTGCTATTCGTCTGATAGAAGTCAAACCGAAAAGACAACTCCTAGAACCAGACCCTAAGAAGAAGTATAACACACCTACAGGTCGCTTGTCAACAAAATATGTCAGAGAAGTTAAGACTTATGCAGTGAACCAAGCAAAGTTCAATGCAGCAAAAGAGTTTTGTCTAGACAGAAAGTGGCAGTTTCAGATTCTAACAGAAGACCATTTAACTTAGACGTATAAATAGATATAGCAATCTAACTATAGGCAACGGACTAATTAATGGCAGCATCATATGTGTTTAACGACATTCTCTTGGACGGGGTTCGCTCTGGGGTTATTCCAGCACGAACTAAAAAAGCAAGAGAGTGGTATCGTGACAAAGCAAAGTCTACGAGGGTTACTCAAGGTAAACTTTTGAGTGACGCTGAACGTATGCGTAGTCGTGTACTACCTGGTACAATGATGATGTTCGTATACGATGCGAAGACTAAAAAGAAACTCCCATACTACGACAGATTTCCACTCACAATTATTGTGGACACTGCACCTGGTGGTTTTGTTGGTTTGAACTTGCACTATCTACCTCTAGCACAACGTGCGAAGTTGATGGATGCCTTATACTCAGTTGCAACAAATAAAAAATATGATGATAAGACTCGCCTTGCGTTAAACTATCAAACACTAAAGGGTGCAGCAAAGTTTGCAGCGTTCCGTCCGTGTTTCAAACGCTATCTAAGCAGTCAGTTGCAAAGTAAATTTTTATACGTCAATCCATCGGAGTGGGACATTGCACTTTTCTTACCAGTTGAAAACTTTAAGAAAGCAAGCAAGTCTCAAGTATGGAAAGATAGTATGTCAATGTTTTAAGCAGAGGGAAAACAATGAATATTGATTCATTCAGAGCAATCACCCACGGAGGATTCCAAAAAGCATCCCACTTCCAAGTGGAGATTCATGCCCCCTCACGAGTGGGTATGATGCCAGGTACAAATGCCGCTGGTCACATGTATGTGCGAGAGTGTAACATACCAGGTCGTAACATGGCAACATCAGAAATCAAATACGGTACTGCACCAACAACAAAGCAAGTCTATAACTCAATCCCAGCAGACTTTACCGTCACCTTCATCTGTGACGCTGGAATGGAGTTGTTCTCATATTTCAAGAAGTGGCAAGATATTATTCATAACCCTATTACTGGTACACTTGCATATCCAGACGATTATAAGGGTACTGTTGTTGTGAGTGCTTTGGATACTTTGGGTTCTGTTAGATTCACCCAAACAATGTATAACGCATTCCCTGAGAACGTTGCGGATATTAGTATGAGTTATTCAGATGACCAGTTTGCTACTTTCCAAGTAACATTCTCATACACTGAATCCACTACGTCAAATACAAGTGGAATAGTACAAGCACTACTAAACAG